GTTAAATGGTAAGTGACTTAATAGATGCCATCACCCGGCATCAAATCTTCGTCCAACGCTATGCAGATGGCCGACAGGCCGAGGTAGCCGAGGAAGTCGACGCATTTATTGCACAAATCGTTGAGGCACTAGAGGCCGAGGACATCACCTCCTACTCTCAGGCAAGACTTGAGATCTTATTGGTTGAACTCAGAGAGACATCTGACCGCCTTCACGAAGAGGCCGAAAACAAGTTGATGTCTGATTTTCTAGCATTCGCCACTTACGAGAGTGAATTCTCACAAAGAATGCTGCAAGAAAACGTATCAGAGCCTCTACAGTCAGCTTCTACGGCAGCACTAGAGAGCATGATCCTGTCCAGCCTTATGTCGGTTGGTGTAGGGCAGCTTTTCACGCTTAGATCGCTCCTACAGCGCTTCCGGCAAAATAAGACCAATCAGGTCATTCAGACGGTAAGAGACGCAGCCACCATTAGATCGGGTATGAAAGAACTGGTGAATGCGGTAAATAGTTTAGGAGACCTGACAAAATCACAATATAAGTCTATAATTAGAACAGGAATCAATCATGTTTCTATACAAGCTAGAAATGTGGTCATGCGTGAAAATCAAAACGTATTTACAGGATATGAATGGGTAAGCGTACTCGACTCGCGGACTTCCCTTCTTTGCATGGGTAGGGATGGAAAAGTCTACCCATTTGCGCCTGAATCTCCCTTGCCTCCGGCCCACTATGGCTGCCGAAGCTCGATTGTCCCTGTGATTGCTGAACAATTCGCCATCCCTGACGAACAGAAAGGCACTCGTCCCGCTAGAGGCGCTGAGGGTCTTCAGCAGATCGGGGAGGACACCACTTACGAGGCTTGGTTTAGACGACAACCATCGTCATTCCAGACAGAAGTTTTAGGGCCATCTCGGGCTAGGTTGTTCCGGGAAGGCCGTCTCAGCATCGGTCGATTCGTTGATGACGCGGGGAGAACCCTAACTCTTGACGAATTGAGACGACTGGAACCCTTAGCGTTTGAACGTGCGGGGATTTAACGCGGCAGAGCCGCAACGTGCAAAACCAGAGGTGAAGCATGGAATTTCTTAAAGACTTAGAACTGGATGACGAAATCAAGGGCAAGATCAGCTCAGGCGTTGAGGATTATGTAAAAACTCAGATTGAAACTACGGTTTCAGGTCTGAAGGCCAAAAATGATGAATTGCTGGCCGAGAAGAAAAAGGTTCAGGCAGAGCGAGAAGCCGCCGAAGAACGCGCTCGCAAAGAAGCCGAAGAGAAGGCCAAGGCGAACAACGACTACAAGCATCTTTTTGAATCTCAGCAGGCCGAGGCCGACAGACTGAAGAAGCAATTAGATGAGCTAAACGGAAATATTAAACAGCAGACTATTTTTGGAACTGCCGCCAAAATTGCAGCGGGATTGACAAAAGATACTGCTAGGGCAAAATTATTGGAACAACAAATTAGCCAGAGGCTAACGATTGTTGATGACAATATTCGAGTTGTAGATGATTCAGGTAATGCAACCGTATCTACACTCGATGATCTGGCGAACAAGATCAAGACGGATTTTCCGTTTTTGGTGGATGGGAGTCAGGCAAATGGCGGCGGGGCCGCGCGTTCATCTGGCGGGGCCGATGGTGGGCGAAAGGAAATCAGCCGCTCGGACTTTGAGGCATTGGCGCAAGGACAACGCGCCCAATTCATCAAAGAAGGCGGTAAGGTAATTGACGATTGATTAACACAAGGGGCTTATCATGGCTAATGTATTGACCAATCTCGCCGCCGACATCTACAAGGCTGCTGATGTTGTCGGTCGAGAACTCGTAGGCTTCGTGCCTTCTGCGACCATCAACGCGAACGGTTCTGAACGCGCCGCTAAGGGCGATACTGTTCGTGCTTCTTTCACCCGCGCTGCTACCGCAGTCAATGTCTCTGAGGCAATGACGATTCCGGAAGGCACTGACCAGACGGTTGATAGCAAGACTCTGAGCATCTCTAATGCTCGTGCTGTACAGATTCCGTACACTGGTGAAGACATCCTCCACCTGAACAACGGTATCGGTTTTGAAACCGTTTACGGCGACCAGATCAAGCAGGCTATGCGTACTCTGGTTAACGAAATGGAAGCTGACCTTGCGGAAGAAGCGTACAAGAACGCATCTCGCGCATTTGGTACTGCTGGTACTACTCCGTTTGCCAATAACTTCGCTGAAGTTGCTGAAATCCGTCAGATTCTGGTGGACAACGGCATGCCGACCAACGACGGTCAGGCTTCTCTGGTACTGAACACTCTGGCTGGCACTAACTTGCGTCAGTTGGCTCAGTTGCAGAAGGCTAACGAAGCTGGCGGTTCCCAGTTGCTCCGCGCTGGTACTCTGCTTGACCTTCAGGGCTTGATGGTTAAGGAATCCGCTCAGGTTCAGTCCCACACTAAGGGTACTGCTACTGGTCTGGATGCTGCTGGCGGCGAAGCTGCTGGTGAAACCACCATCGCTCTTGATGGCGGCGACGGCGGCACTGTTCTTGCTGGTGATGTTGTTACCTTCGCTGGTGACACCAACAAGTACGTTGTCAACACTGGTCTGGCTGCTGCTTCTGGCAACATCATCCTCAACGCTCCGGGTCTGCGCGCTGCGCTGGCTGATACCGTTGAAATGACTGTTGGCGGTAGCTACGCTGCAAACGTAGCCTTCCACCGCACTGCGCTGGAAATCGCTATGCGCGCTCCGGCTGTACCTGCTGGTGGTGATGCTGCTGACGATGCAATGATTGTCCAAGATCCGTTCTCTGGTCTGGTCTTCGAAATCCGTATGTACAAGGGTTATCGCAAGTCCATGATCGAAGTTGCGGCATCTTGGGGTGTGAAGGCTTGGAAGCCGGAACACATCGCAATCCTGCTCGGCTAATGGATACGGCCCCCTTCGGGGGGCCATTTCCTCTAGGGGACTGAAATGGCACTTGTCGTAGAAGATGGCTCCCTCGTAACCGGAGCAAATTCCTATATCACTCTCGCTGAGTTCAAGACTTGGGCCGATAGCCGTGGTATTGACTACGGCACTGATTACACGCTGGAGCAAAACATTCTCCGCGCTACCGATTACTTTGAGCGGCTGCACTTTATTGGGTGGAAAACCAATGAAACCCAGCCTCTCCAATGGCCTCGTGTGGAAGCACTGATTGACGGATACTATGTGGACTCAACCGAGATCCCTAAAGAAGTCAAAGTTGCAATTTACGAGGCTACAGTTGCACAAATTCAGGGCAACTCTCAGCTAAATACGCAAGATCGACGCACGATCAGCGAAACTGTTGGTGATATTTCGATTACTTACGCTGCTAATAGCGAGAATCGCACAATCACCCCAGCCCTGACATACGCCCTGAACAGGTTGACTGTTCCGGCTGGCGCAGTGAGTCGGATGTGAGCTACAACTATCTAGGAGTCAAATCTACGGCTTCTAGCCTGCTATCCAAGTTCGGACAGCAGCTCACCTTCACTCGCACTGCAAACTCTACTTACGATCCAGACACAGGCACTGCTACGACATCAAGTAGCACGTACACCAAGTATGCCTGTGCGTTTGACTATACGGATCGGGAAAGAGCAGAAGGAACCATTCAGGCTGGAGACCGTAGGCTTCTAGCTGAAGGCCACACATACGAAATTGGTGACTCCGTGTCTCTGAATGGCGATACCTACCGTATCGTCAACATTTCCAATATCCAGCCCGGAGATACTGCTGTGGCTTGCAACTTGCAGATACGGAAATGAGCAGCTTCACCGAACAAATGAATGATGCGACATTGAATATGTCGAATCTTCTAATTGAACAGGTGCGCACAGGCTTGATGATGATGTCCGATAGGATCATTGACCAAAGCCCTGTCGACACAGGCAGATTCAAGAATAATTGGATTCCGTCTGTGAATAACCCAGTTACAAGCAAGAAAGACACCGTGGATAAGTCTGGGTCTAGGGCAAAAGCGCTAGTCAGGACTTCTCTGGAGAAGCT